TAAAGTCATCATTATCGATGAGGCAGATAACACAACTCATGATGTTCAACTTCTCCTTCGTGCAAACATTGAAGATTTCTATGGTAATTGTAGATTTATATTTACTTGCAACTATAAGAATAAAATAATCGAACCACTACATTCAAGATGTGCAGTTGTAGATTTCTCTATCAAAGGCAAAGAGAAACAAGAGATTGCAGTTGAGTTCTTCAAGAGACTTAATTATATTCTTGATGAACAAAGAGTTGAATATGATAAGAAAGTAATCGTAGAACTTATTAACAAACACTTTCCTGATTGGAGGAGAGTTCTCAACGAGTGTCAAAGATATTCCGCAAGTGGTAAAATTGACACAGGTATTCTAGCAACATTCACAGACGTATCAATCAATGACCTCACAAAAAATCTCAAGGAGAAAAACTTCTCGGCTGTTCGTAAGTGGACGGTTGATAACTTGGACAATGATCCTAGTGTACTGCTGCGCCGTATATACGATGCTCTTTATAGCACCCTTAAAAACTCTAGCATTCCTGCTGCTGTGCTTATTATTGCTCGTTATTCTTATCAAGTTGCCTTCGTAGCAGATCAAGAAATTAATTTACTAGCCTGTTTAACTGAAATAATGTTGGAGTGTGAATTTAAATGATTAAATCATTCGGTCTATTGATCTTAAGAATATCAATAGGAACTATGCTGATACATCATGGGTATGAAAAAACAGCAGATATAGAAAATTTTGCAGATGCATTTGTAAGGCCTCTTGGATTACCATTTCCAATATTCTTATCATACATTGCAGCCTACTCTGAAATATATGGTAGTTGGTTGTTGATAGTTGGATTACTTACAAGATTTGGTGCGTTAGCTATCATAGGAACTATAACAGTTGCGATATATCATGCGATTGTCACAGCTGGTTTTAACATTTATTTGTTAGAACTTCTTATTCTATATTTTGGTGGAGCATTCTGTGTTCTTTGTTATGGTGGAGGAGATTTTGCTATTGACAGATTTCTTAAGAGATTTAGAATTAAATTTCCTAGACCACACTTACCTTTTGAATAATGAAATATAATCAAATTTGTTTAACCCTCTTAGTAATCTTATCTTTCTTAAATTATTTAAAATGAATTGTTGGCATTGTAACACAAAACTTATATGGGGTGGAGACCATGACATTGACGAAGACGAAGGTATGGAGTATGATATGGTTACAAACTTAACTTGTCCTAAATGTGAATCTTATGTAGAAGTTTATCATAAGATCGAAAACAAACTATGATTTTTTTAGCATGTCCGCCAGTTTATACTTTGCCTGGCACTTGGAGTGATCCAGAGAAAATTGCAAAGTGTAATGATACACTTATACCACACTTTACATTCAATCCTGATTATACTTTTGGTATATCGATTGCAGTGATTACTGTTTTGTTGGCCGCATACGGCATATACAAAGGTTTCTTTGCAAACAAAAATTTAACAGACCCTTGGGATGATCATGATGACTAAATCTTACAATAAATTAAAACATCAAGTGAAATCAAATAAGTATTATGTTTTCTGGGGCGCCTGTACTATTGGTGTCTTGTTAGGACAAATATATGTTGGTAATGGATATCGTAGAATGGCAGAAACAAATGATATAATATCTGCTGATATTAATTTACTTGTTGAGGTTCTTACTATGCCTAAACCTAAAACGATGCCTGTTCCAAATAATGATTATAGAATGCCTATCTTACAATGATTTTGAGTGAAAGTGACGCTGCCTATGCAGCAGACCAATTTATCGATTACTTCTCAAACATGGGTCGTATTGATGAATATCTTCGTAATGTAAAATTAGATCGTATGTCAAAGATGCCGACATATCTTCCTGGCTGTGGGCCTGAAGAGGATATGTTTGATGCGTTTGACATGCACCCAAATGATATGGACTTTAAAGTCTATGCCGCTGGAAATACTGATGGTTTCACAAATGAATATTTCAATGAGAGACTACAGATAACAACATCTCATTCGATTGAGAGTTCAATTCCTGGCAAGTCACTCAAGTGGATTGTCATGGAAACAAATACTAAAAAGATTGTTGGATTTATTCGTTTCGGTTCACCTACCATCAACTGTAAACCTCGTAATGATTGGTTAGGAAGACCACCTGAGTTGAAGAGATTTAATCGTCATTCAATTATGGGATTTATTATTGTTCCAACTCAACCATTTGGATTTAATTATCTTGGTGGTAAACTTCTTGCATTACTATGTTGTTCTCATGAAGCTAGAGAACAGTTAAATAGTAAATATGGATCTGACATTTGTTTGTTTGAGACCACATCACTCTATGGCACAACGAAGTCATCATCTCAATATGATGGATTGAAACCATACATGAGATACAAAGGATTGACTATGAGTGACTTTACTCCTTTGTTACATGATGATGTCTTTAAGGGATTAAATAAATGGTTTATAGAGAGAAACAACAACAAATTATTAGTCAAAGAGGACGCTTCGAGTCGCAAGTTGAAGACTCAACAAAAGATGATATCTATCATCAAAAAGAACTCGTCTTCTCAAAAGGCTGTGGAGTTTCAGACTGCGATTGCAAATGCAAAGAACCTCACTGAAAAGAAAAGAGTTTACTTCAGTGACTATGGATTTGCTAATTCTAGGGAAGTTATTCGAGGAGATACTGACAAACTGGAGAAAAACCCTATCAACTTTGATAAATTCTATCAAGAGAATCTCATCAAATGGTGGAAAAACAAGGCCTCTAAAAGATATGAAAGTCTTAAGTCCAGTGGTTCTCTTAGAACAGAATTAGAGGTTTGGACTAAAGATATGCACATCGACATCATAAGGTAACTACTATGATCAAAACACTAATCACAGAATTTCCTTTATCAGATCTTCCGAAAGAGAGAACTGTTACTGAGGAAAAGATTCGTAAGTACACATACACAAAAGAAGAAGTTAAAATTCTTCTTGAAGCTGCTGTTAAGGAAGCTGTTGATGAAGCACGGAGAATCGATGATGAATCAATGGCAAAACATAATCGTGAAGCCACTGTCATCAGTATGATTCTTGGATTCACTACTCTTGCATTATTTGTCGATGGACTATTAAGAATGTTGGGTATCATTCCACCATTCATGCATCTAGATGTAAACATTCTAGACAAAATAGAGACTGACATTATAGATAAGATAAAACAAGTCCCCATACAAAAGATACTACAACAAGGTTTCCGATGAATGATACTAGCGTCTTTATATATTTTCTTTGTTTTGCTTGTCTCGCAGGGGCAACCTTTGCATATATGTACGCTATGATGACCTCAACTTTAAGAGACTTTAATAGACAACAAGAGAGAAGAAATGTGCATCCAGAAATGTCTGATGTTCAATCTGGCGAAGAACTTTTGGTTTTTAAAGCACAGGATGAAGACGATGATGATGAAGGAGACGTTGTTATTATTAGAAAATAAATTATGAAAACATTTGATGATTCTAACTGGAGAGAGGAGTATAAATCTTATACAAGAAATAAGATGGAACTCGATCTTCTTGAACATGGGCCAAAGAGTTTATCCCAATCATGGCATCTCCAAGCACTGTATAGTAATTGGAAAAAAGTGAAGGGTATCACAGATCCCGAACCTTTAGATTTACAAACTAATTTCAAAGACTGGAGCGAGAAACATGACTAAACCAAACGATCTTTGGGATGATATGTCTATTTTAAATTCTTTATATGGTGAACTTTGTTGGGATAATGATGACCCTATAGAATTTATACCTGATTATGAAAATGATCAAATCATTGTGAAAAGAAAAAAATGGAATTAAAAGATTGGTTAAATTCAATCAACACAAATAAAAATAATTTGATTGATGAGGATCCTGATATTGAAAAACAGTATCCATCTTATATTATCAACAGATGCTTATCTGGACAGATAGATTCTGTGATGTTTGCAAATGAAATGAACAAACATCCTAATTTAGAAAAGAAGTTACAATATGACTTTTTTCTAAATAGTCTCAGGAAAAGGAAGAGATACTCTCCTTGGCTTCGTAAAGAACAAATTGAAAACCTTGAACTTGTCAAACAATACTATGGTTATAGTAATGAAAAGGCAAAACAGGTTTTAAACATTTTGACTAGAGAACAATTCTCGTTTATTCGAGATCGACTTGAGATTGGAGGTAGAAAATGAATTCCATTGTGGAACCTGAGATTAGTTGGTCGCCAGACCAAATGATTGAGATTACATTAAATGAACCAGATGATTTTCTTAAGGTAAGAGAAACACTGACTCGTATTGGTGTTGCCTCAAGAAAAGAAAAGAAATTATATCAGTCTTGCCATATTCTACATAAACAAGGCAGATACTACATTGTTCATTTTAAAGAATTATTTGCATTAGATGGTAAGAGAGCAAATATCACAGTCAATGATGTACAGAGAAGAAATCGTATTATTCAGTTGCTTTTAGACTGGGGATTGGTTTCCGTTGTGACCACTGATAAGGTGAATGATATCGCACCATTAAATCAGATTAAAGTTATCTCTTACAAAGAGAAGAATGATTGGAATCTCGAAACTAAATACAACATAGGTAAAAGAAAAAAACCAGAGGAGGATTGAAATGGTTATTAAAATGGACAAGTCTCAAGAATTTATTAAAAGTGGTAAAAAGTTAATTAGCGAATATGAAGGAGCAAATCTAAAAGAGGATGAGGATCAAAAACCAGAACTATTAAATGAAGAAGTGTTACTATCTTAAAAATTTGTATAGATAGTTATGTGTTTAAATCAAAACAATCTATGCATAATCTAATATCGTTCAATAGTTTAAGGCCTTGGATGAATCTCGAACGTGAGACATCTTCCAATGATTCTGTTGATGACTACTTTGAATGTATTTCGGAATGTGATGTAAGAGATAAAACTTGCGTCAGTCACTGTAGAGTACTGCTAGACTAGGGAGGAAACCGAAGTGTTATTAGGGGGTTCACCACCCCTTATTTTTTTGTCTACTGTTATAATTAGTAGTGTCGCCTTCGGGGACAAAAACTTACACTCGCTTACTTAAGGAGAACTATGAACTTACAAAGGTATCGTGCTGCCGATCTAGGAGATTTAATGGATCGCATCACAAAAAATAGTATCGGTATGGATACTTATTTCGATAAGTTTTTTACTGAGACCATAACAAACTATCCACCTTACAATCTTATACAGGTAAATAATACTGAGTCTCGGTTAGAGATTGCACTTGCTGGATTTAAAAAGGAGGAAGTTAATGTCTATACTGAATACGGAAAACTATTCGTTGAAGGAAAGAAAAAGAATAAAGAGGAGGGATCCGAGTACTTCCATCAAGGATTGGCTCAAAGATCTTTCAACAGAGCCTGGACACTTGCAGATGATTATGAAGTCAGGGATGTGTCATTGGAAGATGGACTCCTTACCGTTAAGTTGGGTAAAATAGTTCCAGAACATCACTCTCGAAAAGATTACCTATAAATAAATTTTTATAGATATAAGACCACTTGACTTTTGTTGAGTGGTCTTTTATAATGTAAGTATAGAAAGTATGAAATGACTGTCAAATTAGTAATGCTTAAGTCAGGTGAGGACATCATCGCTGACGTAAAAGAAATTAAGTCTGTTGAACAAGAGGTCATCGGATATTTTTTTCATGACCCTTTTATCGTGAAGATGTATGAACCAGAAGAACCTACTGTTTTGAGTGAAGGCACTACGAATCAATATTCATCAAAAATAAATATTGTGTTCTATCCTTGGATTCCTCTTTCTGAGGAAAAGAGAGTGCCTTGTTCAGCAGATTGGGTAATCACAATTGTTGAACCAATAGAAAATTTAAAAAAACTTTATCAGGAGAAAATCGATGGAAGAGACAAAGGTAATCAAAGTCCTGTTATTGTCTAGTCAAGAGATAGTAGTATCAGAGATTGAAGAGATCGCTGCCGAGTTTGGAGATCCAAACTGCAAATTAACAAAACCTTACAAAATTGAAGGTGGTGCTTTACATAAGTGGATGCAAGACTATACTGAACAAAACGAGGTGATGATTAACTCTGATAAGATTGTAACTCTTGTCACTCCTAGTCCTATGATTTTTGAACAGTATTCTAAAGTGACTTCGTGAAATTTTACACCAATATACAACTCATAGGTAATCAGTTTTTGATTCGTGGATATGAGAATGGAAAGCACATTACACATCGAGAGGAGTGGAAACCAACTCTGTTTGTTCCATCAAAGAGAAAAACAAAATATAAAACTTTAGAGGGTGAATCTGTTGAACCGATTCAACCTGGCTTTGTGAGAGATTGTCGTGAGTTCTACAAGAAATATGATGAGGTCGAGAACTTTAAAATATATGGCAATGACAGATACGTTTATCAATATATTTCAGAAAAATATCCAGAAGAACACATACAGTTTGATATCAAAAAGATTCGTCTTGTAACGATTGATATTGAGGTTGCTGCAGAAAGTGGTTTCCCTGATGTAGAAAATGTTGCAGAAGAATTGTTGTTGATTAGTCTTCAAGACTATGCAACAAAGAAGGTTACAACTTTTGGATCAAGACCCTTTGTAAACAAAGACCCAAATGTAACTTATATTTTATGTGATGATGAAGTTCATCTTCTTAGATCATTCTTAGCATACTGGAGAAAGAATCTACCAGAAGTAATTACTGGTTGGAACTCACAGATGTATGACATACCATATCTTGCTGGTCGTATCAATCGTGTTCTTGGTGAGAAGTCCATGAAAGATCTTTCGCCTTGGGGTCTTGTATCTCAAGAAGAAGTTTATATTAGTGGTCGTAAAAATATTACATATGATATTGGTGGTGTGACCCAACTTGATTATCTTGATCTATACAAAAGATTCACATATACAAACCAAGAGTCATATCGATTGGACTACATTGCTAACTATGAGT